GCACCGACTGCAATGCTAATGATCCATAATCCCTTGACTATTGTGGGCGGGCAGAAGAAAGACCTCGATCAGGCAGTGCAGATGTTGACCGAAACTAAAGAATCCATTATTAACGCCTATGAGCTTAAAACGAATCTACCCCGAGCTAAGATTTCAACAATGATGGACAACGAAACCTGGATGAACGTTAATAAGGCAATTGAACTTGGTTTTGCTGACGAGATGCTCGGGCAAAATAAGAACGTAACAGATTGTTACTCCTACTCTGATAAACAGTCGAACCTTGTTCTACTGAACAAACTCAAACCAACAACTAAAACAACTATCTCTGTAAAGTCGCTGCAAAAGCGGCTTTCTTTGTTATCACATTAAATTTGAGGAGGAACCCTAAATATGACTAAGATTACTGAATTACAAGATAAGCGTGCCCGGATCTGGAAGCAGGCAAAAGATTTCCTTGACGCTAAGCAGAAAGAATCAGATGTACTGTCTGCTGAAGATAATGCGACCTACGAAAAGATGGAACAAGATGTCGTTGATCTAGGTAAAGAAATCGACCGGCGTCACAAGCAAGAAGAAATCGAAGCGGCTCTCAATCAGCCCACTTCCCAGGCTCTAACTAATACCCCGTCTGCTGAAACGCAATCCATTAAGGCAACTGGATATACTAAGGACTTTTGGCAGATGATGCGTGGCCAGGGCGTAGTTGATGCCCTAAAAGAAGGCGCCGATCCTGATGGTGGTTTCCTGGTTCCAGATGAGTTTGAAAATTAACTAATTCAGAAGCTACAGGAAGCTAACGTCTTACGGACGATCAGTCATGTTATTCAAACGAACAGCGGTGAACATAAAATTCCTGTAGTTGCTAGTGAAGGGACCGCCGCTTGGCTGGACGAAGAAGCTGCCTACACGGAATCCAACACCCAGTTCAGCCAAGTATCCCTGGCTGCCCATAAATTAGGAACATTAATTAAGGTATCTGAAGAATTACTCAATGATTCGGCTTTTGATTTGATGACTTATCTCTCTGGCGAATTTGGTCGTCGACTGGGTAATGCTGAGGAACAAGCTTTCTTAACCGGGACAGGGACCAATCAACCAACCGGAATTTTAACAGATACCAACGGTGCATCAGCTGGCTCAACCGCAGCAAAAACCGATACCTTAACATTTGATGACCTAATTGACCTCTTCTATTCACTGAAAGCACCTTACCGGCAGAATGCCATATTTTTAATGAGCGATGACACTGTCAAAGCAATTCGTAAGCTGAAAGATAAGAATGACCAATACGTTTGGCAACCATCGGTCCAAGCGGGACAACCGGATCGCATTCTAAACTGCCCAGTTTACACCAGTCCCTACATGCCTAACTTGGCTGCTGGAAATAAACCCGTCCTCTTCGGCGATTTCAATTATTATTGGATTGCCGATCGCCAAGGACGAACTTTCAAGCGTCTTAACGAACTTTACGCTGTTACTGGTCAAGTGGGCTTTTTAGGTTCACAACGGGTCGACGCTAAAGTTATCCTTCCAGAAGCTATCAAAACCCTAGCAATGGCTGCAAAGTAGAAAGGAATGATGAAATGTGGCTACTGTTACTCTGGCCGAAGCAAAAACCTACTTAAGGGTTGATAGTACAACGGAAGATGATCTGATTACTAAATTGATTGGATCAGCTACCGCAACCGTTGAAAATGTTCTACGGCAACCCTTGTCTGCTTTTGATTCTCTTCCCGATGATATTCATACCGCCATTCTTTACACAACTGCTTATCTCTATGAGTATCGTGAAACGGCTGACTTTGATGCCATGATCAAATTTCTCCGTGCAATCCTATCCCCCTACCGAAAGGAGGAATTTTAAGTGCAGCAACAAAATAATCGTGTCAGTAAAATCGCTGATATTGGCGAATTAAACAAGCGAATCACCCTCATGAAAGAAAAGTACGTGGGCGAAAATCCAAATACCGGGATGAGTATGTATAAAAACGTCAAATTAGGTAACGTTTGGGCTAAGGTTTCTTCCCTTCACGGGCAGGAATACTACACCGCCGTTACGGTCAAACTAGAAAAACAGCTTTCCTTTATTATTCGCTATCGTCCTGACGTTGATGAAGATACTAATATCTGGTTTGAAGGCCGCGGCTATGATATTGGCTTCATCGATGATGTTAAATATGGGCACGAGTTTATGGAGTTAAAAGCAGAATACAAAAGGGGGATTAAACTTGAAGATTAGTGCGATTACGATTAATTATTGCTGGGGTGCAATTGGAGCCTTCCTCGGCTGGTATCTAGGTGGTATGGATGACTTTTTGTATGCCCTCTTAATTTTTATGGTAGTTGATTACCTAACCGGTATTCTTTGTGCCATCAGTGAACATAAGCTCTCGAGTGAAATTGGCTTTAGAGGACTGACACGTAAAGTTTTAATTTTAGTCTTAGTGGGTATTGCCAATGTGCTCGACATCCACTTATTAAAGAATGGCTCGGCGATTAGAACTGCTACCATCTTCTTTTACATTTCCAATGAAGGAATTTCACTTCTTGAAAATGCGAGTCGGCTCGGTTTGCCCATTCCTGATAAATTAAAAAGTGCCCTCCAACAATTGCATACCAAGGACAACCATCAATAATTACTTTTCGCCTGTAGACTGCAGTCTGCAGGCTTTTTTATTTTGTTATGGTTTACTTTTTTACTTTGGCTGGCTTATCAATGGAGGTAATTACAATGACTAAGAAAGTAAAAACCGTCACACACCAACCATTGATATCAGTTAACACTAGTGTGACACCATCACAACTATTAGATGAACTTCACTACCAGCAGGCTCGTCAAGTAACGTTGAAACTCTTGCAAAAAGGGCTAATCTCTAGCCATGAATTCCACCAAATTGATCAATTGCATCGACAATCCTTTCCTCCTTTAATCGGCCCGGAAAGTGTTGATACATCAACAGTTCAGAGCTAACATACCACACTGACGAAAGGAGGTTTGTCATGTCAACCATTACGAAAATTAATAGCTACCAGCGTAATGTCCAGCAACTGAGAGTCGCTGCCTACTGTCGAGTTTCGACCGATAACATCGCACAGCTCGAAAGTCTGGAAAATCAACGGCAACATTATCAGGAATATATCAACTGCCATCCAAATTGGCAGTTAGTCAGAATCTACTTTGATGAAGGTATTTCAGGCACCAAACTGCACCAGCGCGATGCCCTAAAGAAGTTATTATCTGATTGTCGCAGCCACCGGATTGACCTAGTGATTACTAAGTCGATCAGCCGGCTATCACGCAATACAACAGATTGTTTGAGGATTGTTCGTGAACTGCAGCAATTAAATATTCCCATCTACTTTGAAAAAGAACGTATCAATACCGGCGAGATGGCTAGTGAACTATTCTTATCGATTCTTAGCAGTATTGCCCAGGATGAATCACACTCGACTGCAGGTAACTTACGCTGGTCCATTCGGAAGCGTTTTGCGGATGGCAGTTTCAAAGTTTCTTCAGCACCATACGGCTACTCTATTCAGGATGGCAACTTAGTTATTAAGCCCAGTGAAGCGAAAATTATTAAGCAGATTTTCACCAGCTTCTTACAAGGCCAATCAACTGGACATATTGCCAAGCAGTTAAATACTCATCAAATTCAAACCCAGCGTGGTCATCATTGGTGGAGCAGTACCATCATTAATATCCTGCGCAATATTAACTATACCGGTGATATGCTATGCCAGAAAACCTACCGCGATGATCAATACCACCGACATTTTAATCAAGGCGAACTAGCACAGTATTTAATTGAGGACCATCATAAAGGAATAATCAACCATCATGACTTTAATCAAGTCCAAGATCCGATTGAAACAAGTCGCACAAGAACGGCACATTGAGTCCGGAAATCACAAATACCAGCAACACTACCTATTCACCGGGAAACTCATTTGTGATTATTGCGGTTCTACGTTCAAACGACAGACGCGGCCAAATAAAATTTGCTGGGCTTGCCAAAAGCATTTACATTCCGCAGCTCAATGTCCGGTGAAAGCGATCTCTGAAGAAGGGATTCGAAATGCTTTTTGCACCATGATGAATAAGCTCGTCTTCAGCAAAAAGTTCCTCATCCAGCCACTGCTACAAAAGCTAAGGGAACAAATTAATGCGGATACTGACGGTAAACTGAACCAGTTCACAAAACTAATTGAGGCAAACGATCAAAAAGCAGCAACCCTTACTAAATTAATGCAGGAAGGTTTAATCGATAAATCACTGTACATCAATCAAACCACTAAATTAGAGCAATCGAGCTATCAATACCAAGAGCAGATCAAGCAAATCAATAGTAATCAAACTGATAACGCTAATAACTTAGAAGATTTTCGTGACCTGCTCCGCTGGTGCCAGCAAGGACAATTACTAACTAGGTTTGATCCCAAACTGTTTCAAACTTATGTCCGGTCAATTAAGGTTCTTAATCAATATGAGATTACCTTTCAGCTAAAATGTGGACTTAATTTGGAAGAACATCTTACCAAGAAAGCCATGGTTAACGGGCATTTCTATCGAGATGTTATTCATCAACGGTTCAATGAACCTGTTAAACAGGCTGAATATCTATACAGTACCATTAAAAGCGAGGTGGATTTAATTGAGTAAAGTTCATATTATTCCTGCCCATCAACAACATGGTAATAGCGTTCACCATTCAACAGACCAAACAGAATCAGAAAAACTAAGAGTAGCTGCCTACTGCCGGGTATCAACTGAACTTGATGAACAAGCCAATTCCTACGAAACCCAAGTCAGTCACTACAAGGAACTAATTCAAAAAGATCCTAGCTGGGAAATGGCCGGAATCTTTGCCGATGATGGAATCTCAGGAACTAATACCAAGAAACGGGAACAATTTAATAAAATGATTGCCGCTTGTAAAGCTGGTAAGATTGACTTAATTGTCACCAAATCAATTAGTCGGTTTGCGCGGAATACAATTGATTGTCTAAAGTATATCCGGGACTTGAAAGCCATCAATGTGGCAATCTTTTTTGAAAAAGAGAACATTAACACAATGGACGCCAAAGGTGAGGTCCTAATTACCATTATGGCTTCCCTCGCCCAGCAAGAAAGTGAATCTTTATCGCAAAATGTTAAACTCGGTTTGCAATATCGTTACCAGCAAGGCAAGGTTCTGATTAACCATAATCACTTTCTGGGCTATACCAAGGATAAGGATGGCAATCTCGTCATTGATCCAGAAGAAGCTAAGACGGTTAAACGAATCTTCTATAGCTATCTGCAAGGGATGACGATGAAGCAAATCGCTGAATCACTCAAAGCAGATGGTGTTTTAACTGGCGGCAAGGGAACTAATTGGGGATCTAGTGGCGTTAATCGGATCCTCAAAAATGAAAAATATATGGGTGATGCACTCCTCCAGAAAACTTATACCGTTGACTTTTTAACCAAGAAACGAGTTAAGAATAAAGGGATCATGCCCCAATACTATGTTGAAAATGACCATCCAGCGATTATTCCTAAATCGGTCTTCATGCAAGTGCAGAATCTAATCCGTCAACGACGTAACGGAATCACCACTAAAAACGGTAAGCATAGACGCCTGAACGGCAAATATTGCTTCTCTCAAAAATTATTCTGTGGTAAATGCGGTGATATTCTCCAACGGAACATGTGGTATCGACCAGAAAAAGTAGCGGTCTGGCGCTGCGCCAGTCGGATAAGGAGAAGTAAAACTGGTCGCCGCTGCATAATTCGAAACGTTAAAGAACCCCTTCTAAAAGAAGCCACTGTTGAAGCTTTCAATCAGTTAATCGAAGGCCACGAGTTAGCCAGTAAACAGATAAAAGCAAACATCATGAAAGTCATCAAAAGCTCCAAAGGACCAACACTTGACCAGCTCGATAAGCAACTAGAAGAAGTGCAGATGAAATTAATTCAAGCTGCTAACCAGCATCAAGACTGCGACGCACTAACCCAGCAAATCATGGACCTGCGGAAGCAAAAAGAAAAAGTCCAAAGTCGTGAAACTGATCAACAAGCCAAACTACACAACCTTGATGAAATCAACAAATTAGTCGAATTGCACAAGTATGGCTTAGTTGACTTTGATGAACAATTGGTTCGTCGCTTAGTAGAAAAAATCACCATCTTCCAACGCTACATGGAATTCACGTTCAAAGATGGTGAAGTAATTAGAGTTAATATGTGAAATTTATGGTGTACGGCACTCAGCTATTTTGGCTGGGTGCTATTTTAAACATTCTGATCTTTATTAAACCTAATTTACAGTAAGTTCGTGTTACTTAATAGTAATGAGTAGTTAAAACATTCTTAAATTTATTAAGTATCTTTGGTTTATCAATGGTTATCCCTAATTTTTGTAAAATAAAGATTCTAACCATAAAGCCGAATATTTTTGTCATATACGTCGAGTATACAACTCTCCTGCGAATTTTCGATATGATTATAAAACAGATCCGCATCGAATCGCTTTCGAGTTAAATATCACAGACTGATAAAGGAGACAGAACTAGCTTGCTAGTTCGTTTTTCGACACGAAGCTAGCCTGTAGGGAACCCTCCGTCGAAGCGAAGCAAGTCTTTAGAAATCACAAAGAGATCGACATAGTAATTGGATTACTATTTTGTGTTTCATTACGCTTTATGACAGATATTAAGCAATAATCTTTGTTAATAGTGGCTTTTTTAGGAATCCTCTAATACATATTCAATTTTATCAATATGAGGAAAGTTCTTTTTTATTTTTATCGTCAATTGTTCCTTCTGTTCATGATTTATTTTCTTGTGAAGTTCCACAATGATGGAATGATTGTTGTTAGTGTCACTAACTGAAGTGACAGAATTAATATTATGTGATAACTTAGCAATTTTCTTGTTTTGTTTATTTTGCTTGATTAAACGCCTTTTATTCTTCTCATCTTCTGTTTGTCTTTGTCGGTTAATGATACTTGTTACCTGATTATTTAGCTGCGTCTCAGTTGCTGCATTAAGCTGCGCTACCTGGATAACATTTAATGAATAGTCTTTAAGGTTATAATTGGTTAATCTTTTTTTGATACGTTTAATTTTTTGAGAATTTTCTTTGGAGCCAGAGATTGTCAGGTTAATAGTTTTATTTTGGTTATCAATATCTTCTTTAATAACTAGTGAATCAGCAAATTCGGACACAACTAATTTATGGACATTATTTTCAATAATTGATTGTTGTACCATTTGTTTTGCAGAAAATATACTTGGAATAGTCAATGATAATATGGCAATTATAAAGAAAAACTCTTTTCTAGTAGGCAAACGAAAAAAGCTAGTAGAATAATTATTAGCATGGCTTAAATACCGCATAGCCTTAACTCCTAAAAATGCAGTTAAAATGATAAATACTGCATTAATTAAAAAGAGATAAGAGGCACCTAGAAAGAATGTTAAATTATGCGAAGCAATTCCATAGCCGACTGTACAAAGCGGAGGCATTAATGCCGTAGCGATAGCAACGCCTGGTACAATGTTAGTAGCTTCTTTTTTGCTAGCACCAATAATTCCTGCTACTCCTCCGAAGAATGCAATCATTACGTCCCAAATAGTTGGGCTAGTTCGAGCGATAATTTCTTTACTTGCATAAGAAAGCGGTGAAAAAAAGAAATAACTGGTTGAAGCTAAAAGACTAATAATGATTTCTACGAGGATTGTCGTACTACCGTTTTTAATTAATTTTATGTCGTAAATAGCCAGTCCAGTACCAATAGCTAATAAAGGAGACATAAGTGGTGAAATCAACATTGCCCCGATAATCGTTGCTGTTGAGTTCATGTTCAATCCAATACTAGCAATGAATATTGCACATGCTAGGATTACAAGATTCTCAATATTTAGTTTACTGTCATTCGTAAGCTTTTTGATAAAAGTATTGATTAACATAATGGTCCTGCCTCCTTGTAATTTTAATTACTTATTGACTAACTGATAATAAGGTCCCGCCATTAAAAAATAGCGAGATGTATTAAGACTTGTTAGTTATGTATAGCCAACTATCTGGAAATTTTAACATATGGTACTTATTTTTTGCCCATTGCGTTTTATTAAGTTGATCGAAGAAAGGAGAAGATAAAGATTACGATAATTAATCAAAACTATTCTAAAAAGAATTATAAAAGGGCACCAATAAAGAAGGTTCACTTAAAGGTACTATTAGCTATTATCCTTGGACAGATGGCGTGTGGATATGCATTAGGTATTAGTGGAACCGCCCTCAGCGAAGCCCCAAAATTATATCCATATTAGTGACTTTTGGGTTGGCCTAATTGGAGCTGGTAGTTTACTGGGATTGATGGGGAGTGCCATTATAGGTAGAATTGCAGACCGTATTGGTCGGCGAAAAATGCTTATGATTGATATGTATGTATTTTCTCTTTTCTCCCTTCTTCAGCTGCTAACAATAAATCAATTGGCTTTATTTCTGATCTGCTTCTTTATTGGATTAATGATTGCTATTGATTACACTGTTGGTAATTCATTGTTAGTAGAGTGGCTGCCGCTCAATGAAAGTGAAAAAAAAAAGAGCCAATTGATAATCCATTGGACTATTGGTTTTATCTTTTCTTACATAGCCGGAATAACAATTCATGGCTTTGATAGCCGCAATTGGCAAATTATTTTAGCTTCATCAGCCATTTTAGGCTTAGTGACTGCTGTTTTTCGTTCGGTTGCTAAACTACCAGCCTCGCCAAGTTGGTTGGCTAGTCAAGGTAAACATAAAAAGGCCCAGAAATTAATTCAAAAACATATTGGTAAAAAATGGGGACTTCCATCGAAATTCTTAAAGGCCATTTTAAAAAACCGTAAGAGCCGGAATTTTGATTGTCATTAAGAAACCAGTAGGCCTTTACCTCAAAATTCTGAAACATATTCTTATCACTTATTTTATTTTTCATGAAAGCACCTTCGTTCGTAATCATCATGTTTATTCTATATGGCAGATTGCAAGAAATAACTTGAACGAATTTAGTGACGCAGATTAAGCAAGAAGATCTCGATTGGTGTATGCCAATTAAGACATTTAAGTGGCCGTGAATTCAGATACCAATTGATTTGAACCAGTTGGTAATCACTTAGTTCTTCAATGGCTTGTCCCTTGGGAATAAACCGTCGCAAAACTCGGTTACGGTTCTCATTACTACCGCGTTCATGTGGTGAATAAGCATGGGCAAAATAAACCGGAGTACCAGTTAGCTGCTCAATTGCCTGGTAGTTAGCGAACTCTTTACCATGATCTACGGTAAGCGTCTTGAGCTTGTCTTGAAGTTGACTAGCTAGTTCAAGTACGGCTTGAG